CTTTTGTGTGATTACGCCTGCTATTGCAATTGCGTTATAGTCGATTATTATCATTGGAAGGGTCCTCATCATATTCAATTTCAATATCGTCGTCAACAATTGGTTCTATTGGCATTTTATCTTTATGCGCATCAGCGAACACTTTTGCTGCAACTATCATCTTATGGCATTCATCCATAATAAAATGAAACACATGCTTATTATAGTCATGGTCTCTTGCAAAAGAAGCATACATCATATTAGCCACCACACTTATATCGCGTTTGAACTGATCATCATCGATATCATAACCGAGATCTTCCAGTTCATCTAACACGACATTAACGACGTGGTGTACAGTGTCCAAATCATAAGATTCCTTACTAAACTTATCAGGCATCTTATTTGGAAACGGAATTACATTGCTACCTTTTTCTTTCATACTTATATTATAACACACTTTCCTTTGATTGTAAACCTTTAATATGGCGAGAATGTATTTTACATCCTATGAATTCGTTGTACCATTTATCCGAGAGAAGAACCTCGTTATCAAATTGGTACTTGGCTTCGAAGTATGACATTTCTCCTTTTGTCTTACAGAGTCGTAATATTTCTCTTTTATAGCCAGCCGGTCCCTTGGACTCAACGAGGAGAGCGAGCTCCTTGTTAGACCCATAGTATGTTCTCCAATCACTCTCAACCTTTGATCTGACTCTTCGAGATCTCTTTGAATTTTTTGGTAGAACTTTAGGCCGCCAGAAATTCTTTTTACCGAGATATTTCTTCTCTGTAGCCAACTCTGTGATAACATACACGAATCCTTGGTAGTCATCGGGTGTGGTATCAAATGGTTTGTTCTCATAGTACCAAGTTAATCCCATTCTTCTTCACCTGTGTCAAAAATAATATGTCCTTCAGAGATATTTATCTCTTCTAACATTTCTTCTCCACAGGAGGGGCAAAAGGTTACTTTATCATCGTCATCTTCAAATTGTACTTTGAATTTGCATTTACACGAAAAGCATTCTATCATAAAGACATCCCACTAACGGCTGCACCAAGTAAATGATTTCTAAGTTGATCATATCCACCAATTACTTTGCCATCAATTAAAATAACAGGTAGTGTGCGAGCCAAAGGAAACTGTTCCATTAGTTCGTCTTTAGTCAAATCCTTTCCAACTACATATTCGTTGAATTGAATTTTTTCTTTATTAAGATGTGCTTTAGTTGCCATACAATAATTGCATGGCGGATCATATCGTGTATAAACATCAATTTTCATTATAGGGTCATTCCTTTTAATAGATCATTGTTAACATCTTGTTTTACACCACCAATAACATACGAGCTAATTTCAGTTTCCTGAGGTGCAACTTGTACATTACCACCGCCAATCCATTTCTCTGTCCAAGGGAGTGGATTAGCCTGTGGTACTTGATATGGTGATGGCAAACTAAGAGCTTTCATTCTTTTATTTGCGATCCATTCAATATAGTTATATAGGAGGTTAGCATTTAAGCCAATCATAGAACCATCTTTAAATAAGTAATCAGCCCAGATTTTTTCTTGATCTACTGCAGATTTAAACATATCTACAACTTGATCTTGCATCTCAACTGCTATTTTTTCGAAGTCTTTATCTTCTTTCGGAAGAGTCTTAATAATAGACTGACTAGCAGCAAGGTGCGTATTTTCATCGCGAGCAATAAACTTAATAATTTTCGCGTTACCTTCCATTCTTTTAAGCTCAGCAAAAGCCCAGCTACAAGCAAATGATACATAGAATCGTACTCCTTCTAATACGTTGATTGAATTTAGAGCTAACCATAGCTTACGTTTCAATTCATAGGTATCAACTTCTTGTTTCTTACCATTAATGGTATGAACACCAGGACCCAATAAACTCCACCACTTACTATAATCAATAAAATCATCATAATATGTACTAATGTCTTTTGCACAATCAGCAATTTCATCAATATCAAGCATAGTGTCAAAGACTGTAGATGGGTTTGGATAAATGTTTCGAATAATATGTGTATAAGAACGACTATGGATTGTCTCCATAAATGCCCAAGTTTGAACCAATGGTTCTATCTCAGGTACCGATGCAATTGGCATCAGTGTTTCGGTTGGCCCACGACCTTGGACTGAATCCAATAGGATTTGTCTTTTAAGGTTGGACGTAAAAATGTGTTTTTCACTTTCAGTAAGACTATTAAAGTCACCTCTATCTTTTGAAACGTCTACCTCTTCAGGACGCCAAAAGAAACCCAACATCTTATCTGTAATCTTATCTAAGTTTGGATACTTCAACATATCATAACGAGCAATGTCTACCTCGCCATCAAAGAACATCTTTGATTCCATGTGTGATTTCGTTTTTTGTTTAAACACTGACATTTTTTTCTCCTAAATTACGCAGCTTTCGCATGCTTCATCATCAATTGGTGCCATTGGCACGGGTTCATCTTCTTTCATTTCACCTGCGCCATCGTAGGTGTTATTATAATATAGTTGTTTACCTCCATACTTATAGAAAGTAATAATATCCGTCATTATTTGAGACATAGGTACTTTACCGTCTTCAAACATTTCTGGATTATAAGAAGTATTAACTGAAATACCTTGGTCAATATACTTTTGCAATACTGCACAAATTTTAAGATAGCCTGATGGGTTTGGCTGATTCCATAGCAAATCATATTTATTTCTTAAATGGTAATAACCAGGAACAACTTGTGCCATTGAACCATCTTTAGATTGTTTAAACGACACTAAAGCTCTTGGTGGTTCAATACCATTTGTTGAATTAGATATTTGAGCTGATGTTTCAGCTGGCATCAAGGCCATTAAAGTTGAATTACGTATACCATGTTTTAATACATCTTTTTTAAGTGTACTCCATTTCATTCTTTCTTTATGTGGAATAAGTTCATCAACTTCTTTTTTATATGTATCCTTAGGAAATAGACCTAATGAGTATTTTGTTTCGTCTGTTTTGAGACAGGGTCCCTTTTCTTTGGCAAGGTCCACGCTTGCTTTAATGAGGTAGTAACTCCATGCTTCAGCGTATTCATCGATTGTTTGCAATGATCCTTCATCATACTTAAGTCCTCGTTTAGCAAGGAAATATGCGAGATTAATAATTCCCACTCCCAACGGCCTCCGTGCCATAGTGCTCTCATGAGCCGCTGGCACTGGATAATCTTGATATGATAACAACTCGTCAAGACCTCGAACAGCGAGGTTACAGTATTTTTTGAATTCTTTTGGCTCATTGATTAACCCCCAGTTAATTGCCGATAAAGTACAAAGTGAGATTTCGCCATCTGGGTCTTCTGCCGAGTTGAGGGGCTTAGTAGGTAAATCAATCTCACAACAAAGATTGCTCATGCGAATAGGAGCTTTAGACGAATCAAAAGAACCATGATCATTAGCATGGTCTACATTCATAATATAAATTCGTCCAGTATCTTTTCTTTCTGTAAGTAATTGTGTAAACACTTCAAGAGCTGGAAGTGTATATTGTCTAATTGATTTGTCTTTTTCGTACTTTTCGTATAGACGGTTGAATTCGTCTTGGTTAGAGTAAAATGCGTCATACAATCCTGGTACATCGTGTGGAGAGAAGAAAGTAATATCACCACCCGATAATAGTCTTTCATACATCAATTTGTTTATTTGAAATGCATAATCCATTTGACGCACACGTGTTTCTTCAGTACCTTTATTGTTTTTCAATACAACTAAGTTTTCAAATTCAAGGTGCCAAAGAGGAAAGTAGCAAGTTGCAGCCCCACCACGAACACCGCCTTGACTACAAGATTTTACTGCAGCTTGGAAGTATTTGAGGAAAGGTATGAGTCCAGTGTGGACAATATCTCCGGCCCGAATTCGAGAGCCAAGAGCACGAATGCTACCACTACCAATACCGATACCAGCTTTCTTACTAATATAACGAACAATACTAGTGCTAGTAGCATTAATGCTATCGAGGCTGTCTCCTGACTCGATAAGTACACAAGAAGAGAATTGACGTATTGCTGTGCGTAGTCCAGCCATAATTGGAGTTGGGAGGCTAATGTAGAATTGTGAAGTTGCATCGTAATAATCCTTAACCCACTTCAATCTTGTTTTTTGATCATAGTCAGCAAATAGAGTTGCTGCAATCATCATATACAAGACCTGTGGTGTTTCATAACAAAGTTTAGTATTACGATCCTGACATAAGTACTTGCCACGAAACTGTTCCATACCAACATATGTGAAGTCGTCATCACGTTTATGTTGAATGAAGGATTCGAGTTTATCAAGTTCTTCATCTGTATACTTATCAAGAATGACGGGATCGTAGACGCCTCTCTCAATATTCTTATCAATAATATCTTTTAGCATCCATGGCTCATACTGTCCATATACTTCTTTGCGAAGCTTGTAGTTAATAAGCCTGGCTGCAACGTATTGGTAGTTAGGAGTGTCTTCACTAATCAGCTCGGCTGCTGATTTAATTAAAAGTTCATGGATGTCATATGCTTTTATACCGTCATATAACTGAATATTAGATCTTAGTTCTATTTCAGAAATTGACACGTTTGCTACGTCTTTTGTAGCCCACTCTAGTACCTTATGTACCTTTTCTAAATCAAAGGCCTCTTTTCCGCGTCCATTGCGTTTAGTGACCATAATATTATTATTCATTGACTACTCCGCTTTTCATAATATACTATTATTATAACATATTATGAGTGAATTGTAAACAGTTATTTTGTATCTATTTCGGCATTTACCTTACGATGACCACGCCAAGCGACCCAGCCGCCAAGTCTAAGCGCCCAATACGCAAGATAGTTTAGAAAGTGAAAGCCGTTTTGTTCAATATTTATATCTCTAAAGATTTGATCGGCTTTTTTCTGAGTAATAATACCCATTGTTTCGTCTTTGTCAGACTCTAGAAGAGTAGCATACTTATAAGCATAATCATGAACTAGTCCACCCATCAATAATACACCTGTTGGTGATAACCAAGTATGAAGAAACTTAGGAATTGATGCACCATCAAATTGGAACCCTGCTGGTATAACATACCATATGCCATCAAGTTCGTATTCCCAATCTTCGGCTACAACCCAATGACGAGTACCAGTTAACCACATCCATATTGCACTCCAAAAACCTTTACCTGCTGTTGGAATAGCAATAGGTTGTAACTTTGGCATATTTTTATATGAAAAACCAACTCTGGTCTTTTTGTTGTCGTCCACACCAAACATATTGATGATAAATCCTACAATAATCAAACATCCAACGATTGTGAATTGCCACCACTGCATAGCCATGTCTACCATAAAGTCCATTATTGATTCTCCTCCGTTTGTTTATCCTCCGTCACTGCTTTTTCATAATATATTATGATTTCTTCTTGTTGATCTAAATATCTACGAATGTCTGCTATATTCAATGCTAGGTTTTCATAATCTTTCATGCTTAATGCAACAAAAGCGAGATCACCATAGATATCAGTGAACTCTTTTTTGAATTCTTCAAAATTGTCTTTGGTAACTACAAAGACTCTTGTATCATTTAGCTGGAGTGGTTTTGGTCTCGCCACCACTGGTATTTGAACCTTCTCCACCTTCGTTACTACTTTTATCTCCGGTTCCGGACGGAACTGGGAGCAGCCACTCAGGAAGAGCGCGGTCACCATTACCACCGGTATCGCCCATGAACTCCCGCCATAACTTCGCAGTAGCGCCATTCATTTTTCCTTCTAAACTTTTTGAGTTCTTCAAAGCTTCAACAACTAGGTCTAGGTCACTTAGCTTTCGTCTAAGTTCATGACCATAAGCCTCAGCCTTTTGCAAAGAAACTTGAAGTTGATTATTTAATTCCCCAAGCTTAGCCATATCACCTTTCAAGGTTTCAACACTTGCTTCAGCTGTTTGAACAGCCGTTTCCAACTTAACATTATTTTCACGAAGTGTTGCAATTGTAGCTTGGGTGGTATCATAATAGTATTTGGCTCCGTAGCCAATACCACCAATAATTGCAATAACAAAAATGAGTGCATATATTCTAAGCATTTCTTAGCTTTAATATCCTATCAATTGCACTATCTGTTATTTTTTTGGTACGTCTAAAAATAGCATCTGGATGATGTTTTCTTCTTTTATCCATTTTCTTAACTCTACCAGTAGGGTTCATATCCACTCCACCACCGGCAACAGAATTAGCTGGCGCATCTTCAGTTTGTTCACCTTTTGCTCTTCTCATTGCATCTGCAGTAGGTGCACCTTTTTCGCCTTTTTTACGCATTCTTTTTCCGGATGCTCTACGTTTACGTATGTTATCCCAGAGTCCGGCTTCTTCTATGTAAGAACTAAATTTTTTCATCTATATATATCCGATGCTGCTACGTATAGATTAGTCTTTGTACCAACGTGTCTAATACTATATATATTTTCTCCAAAGACAGAACCTACAGGTTTTGTGTTTTCTGCAACAGAAACTTTAGTTCCTGCTTTATAAATTACATGGCCGGTTATATCACTAGCCATATCGTTTTGTAATACATACATGCCAGGTGACAATTGGTTATCTTCTTGAATATTCCATTGTGTTTCTTCTGGTAAGAAAGAATCAACGTCAATATCAGCATCTGCTAATACTTTGGCAATATCTTCTTCTGACATTTTTGTATGTTCTCTCAATAAAAATAAAGCTGCTGCATAAGATGCTAATCTTGAACGACCACCTGGCACCTTTTGCATAACTCGTTTGATATTGAATACTAATCTATGAAATATTGTATAGGCATCTTTTTCTTCGCCAGACATAGATTTCTCTTTGTCCCAAATGTATTTGCCATTGTCATCAATAATACCAAGTTTATAAGCAGGCATTTCCTCCCACTTAGTGACTAAAGTTTTTAGAAACCTAAATGTATAGTATATGTCAGCAGCTCTAGATACAATTCCCATTAGATTTTCCTTAGTATTCTTACAACTTTATTATCAAGTGGTATGTCAATATGGTCTTCCTCAGGTAAATAATTGAGAAAAACCAAGAACGTTTTTAGAGACGACCAATGTTGTTCTTCAATTTTATAGAACAGCATTTTTCTAGTAGCCTCGAGACCAAATACATTACCAAGTACTATAATATGGTTTAAGATCAAACGTTCCTGTAAGTCGCCATTATTGGAATATCTTTTAAATAACCTTTTAAGATACTTAAATCTTTGCAAGTCATCATAGAATTCCTCTACACTTGTACATTGAACGTTCTTATAGTTTCTTGATGCGAACATCACCCAATTGTCTTCGTTCAATTCATCAAATATTTTCATAGTTGTCATCCAAAATTAATAGGTTCATATAACCTATTTACCCTAGATGTCAGTCCATTACTTCATTTAATTTTTCGATAAGAGTTTCTTTTCTCTCTCTACGATCAAGCTCGATTCCATGCTCTCTTCCCATTTCTTCGAGTTCACGCTTACTCATTTCATTTAGATCTTTACCTGATGTTGGAGCTTCAGTTAACATTTCTGGCTCATCATGTGAATGATCCATATCGCCTCCTTCATGGTCATGTGTGGTACCATCATCATGTGTATGCGCTGTTGAACTAGTGCCATTCCATTCAGCAATTTGTTGTGGAGTTAGCATAACGCCTTTAAGTTTTTCGCCACCTTCAGTGTAATATCCATCAGGTTTTGCAATAGCTTCTTCAAGCCAACCGGGTTTGTTTACCATAATTTACCTCATATCCTTAAATCGTTTCATTTTGTTTTCGCCAACTTTAGAGTCGTTATGTCTCTTTGGCGCTTCCTTGACTGCATTAGTTCCGTCCTGTTTATCCTCATCACGTCTCTTATCAGCCTTGGTATCTTTTTTAGCTTGGTCAAGAACTTCTTTATCTCTTGCAGCCATAGCTTTTGCTGGTGGGCTATTACCTGCTGGAGATGTATCAACACCTTCAGCTTGAACATCTGCATTACCAGCTTCTTTTTCATCTTTATCATCAACCTTCTTTTTAGCTTTAGCCTTACCTTTTGGTACTGGCTTCTTCTTCATTTCGGGTGATGCTTCAGAATCTTTTTCAACTTCAATTTCAACAGCTTCTCCTTTAGCTTTTGAAATTGCCTGACGCTTTTTGTGTAGATACTTATCTGAGCTATCTACATCTCCGTCATTATCAATATCCTTATCATCCCTGTCAGCATGTTTGCCTTTTAGCTCATCCTTATCGACTGGGTCCATTTTTTTCTTTTCGTGCATGCTCAGATAAGCCTGAGCCACATTTTTGATTCGTTCGTCTAACGACATAGGCTTCTCCTTATAACATCCACATGTTGGTTACTAGTGCGCCAGCTATGGCGACAATACAGACCCAAAACAGTCTGTGGATAAATTGAACTGTTCTGGAATTCTCATCTACCTTAGTACTTATATCATCTATTTTTTGACTAAGACGATTTAATCTCTCATACATCTTATCATGGTCATCTTGCAAAGCGTTTATCTTCTCCTCGGCACGAGCCATAGCGACCATAGCATCAGCAAGCCTATCGAGTTTTTCTTCGATACGATGTAGGCGAGAGTCTGTATTGTCAGCCATAACTTATTCCTCTACAAAGGCAACGATGTTTTTATCATCGTCAATTTCTACTTTCATTTTTTTACAGGCCCATCTTACCGAGCCTTTATAATTATTATCCATATTCATGTTTCGTTCAATCTTACGCTTTGTTGCCAGACATTCTGACAGCGATTCACGTACTGTGAATTCTTTTAGTTCCATTGGTTGCCCAAAGAACATAAGTAAAATAAAAAATTCTCCAACCATTAGTGGGTATCCTTACCGTTTACCATTCTATCTTTCAAGTTGTCTAAACCCTGTTCCAGTTTTTTTATTCTTGTTTCATAAAAGTCTAATGTTAACTTTTGTTGTTGATCGAAAGGGGCTTTACCAGTCTCTATCTCAGTGGTTAATTTATCTAGTTCTCCAGCTAAATGTTCTATAAGCATAAACTGTTCGGCATCAGCTGGGAGTGCACCCATTTCGCCTCTTGGCCATTTAATGCGAAACTCAGTATTTTTTTCTAAATCAGCACTCATAAGAGTCTGTTCTGTTTCTACATTATTCAGC